CTACGGCTACGACCTCGATTTGATGATCGAGGCGAAGGCTAAGGAGCTTGCTCTGTTCAAGCTCAAGAAAAACGACGCTGAGCGCTTGACAGCAGCAGCGTAACCAGTTACATTACAAACATAACCACCAAGGAGTCTTACAATGGCTGACACACACGAAGAGAAGAAGCGCTACGTCCTAGAGTACATCCGGTCACTCAACGCGATTGAAGAGGCCATCGAGCCTTACAAGGAGCAGAAGCGAGAGCTACGGACGGAGTTCCGTGAGCAGGGTTGGCTTAACACCGACGAGATCCGTGCGGCTGTGAAGGCTTGGCGATTGTTCAAGGACAAGATTGACATTGAAGAAGTCTACGACAATTTCCAGATGCTCTCAGGCGGCCCGAAGGAGGAGGTGTGATCATTGAATATCACAAAGTAAAGGAGGAGGTTAAAGCACCTTCTCGTTCAAATCCATCAGACGCGGGCTTAGACATTTTCGCCCATCTTGGCAAGATTGGAGACTACAAGAGTATTCTTCCAAGTTCCTCGATTCTCATCCCAACAGGATTAAAATTTGGTGTCCCACACGGCTATATGCTACAAGTGATGAACCGCTCCAGCATCGCCGCCAAGCGCGGACTTGTGGTCGGCGCACACGTAGTTGATTCTGGCTATGACGGTGAGGTCTTCATCAATCTGCACAATGTTGGCTCTCGCAGTCAGGACATTTATCACGGAGACAAGATCGCACAACTAGTTATGATCCCAGTTGTTCCTTTCCGTGCAATGGAGAATCCCGATAACGATTTATATGATGATGGGATCTCAATCTCAAAAAGAGGCGATGGAGCACTGGGCAGCACAGGAGGATAAGAGATGGCACAAACAATTTTAACAGAAGCAGCACCACCAGAGAAGGAAGCCCTCTATGGGGCTTTAGGAATATACCCGGACAAGAACACTGCTTTGTCCGAGTTGATTGACAACTCTGGAGAATACGGGAACACAACGACTGTTAAGATTGTTTGTGAGCCACATCAAATCATAATTAGCGACGACGGCGCCGGCCTGAATCTAGAAACTATGGTGTCGATGTTTCGCATCAAGAGAAACGAACACTCTGAGGGTGAAACAGGCAAGTTTGGTTATGGATTCAAGTCGGCGACCAGTTTTCTAGGTGACGGGACAACAGTCCTATCTCTACAAGATGGCAACTTCACTTGGGGAAAAGCCGAGCCCAATGACAACTGGCAATACGAAATCAAATCTATTCCGCAAGGTGACGAGGATTTCGAGAGTTATCAAAACAAATGGAATGAACACAAAGCCTCAGAGTCGTCAAGCGGTACAACGATAATTATTCCCAAATTGAAAGAGAAGTTCTCTGATGTCGATCTGGGACACCTTCAGGTGTTTGTTTCAAGAACTTACGCTATAAATTTTAAAAAGAAAAATATAGATGTAACGCTGAATGGAAACAAGGTTGACTTCTTGAACCCACTTGGCAGGGCCTTGAACCCTGAGTTTGACAAGAAGGTTGTAAAGCTTGGTGATTTGGAATTCAAGATCTCCTTCTTACTAAGAGACAACGAAAAGATGAACTCTGGGTTAACTATTGTGAGAAACGATAGAATCATCGCAAGTGGCTATTCAATGGGTATTCCAGGGATCACAGATCCTGCCATGTCAGAGTACCAAATAGTGTTGTGGTGTGACAATAAGCTTGACGATTACCTGAGAATGACTCCGATGAAGACAATTAGTCCCAATCAAGCGATTGACAGAGGCTTCCGTCGCGCTTTCTTTTTTCAATCTGGTCTTGTAAATGAGATAAAGAAGACAATTGAATCCGCTCCGACATCCACGGAGGTTTTCGTGCCGCTCTCGCAGCACACCAAAATCCTTACTGGCTTGGAAGGGCTAAGGGAAAAGCTGCCAAGAAACTTTTCTTCCTACATAAACACAAGAGAGGCGGCATTAGCAGAGCAAAAGCCAAGGCCCCCCGCAGTTCACAAGGAAAGGGAGAAAATCGTCAGCATTGTTTCCGCGCCAAAATTTCCACCCTCACCTACCACAACAGTCACAACAACATCAGTCAGTTTCACAAGCGGCCTGTTCAACATCGATCTTAAACCGCTCGGAGAGACAAACTTTATGTGGGATGTTGAGGAGCGTCTTGTTGGAGACAAACTACAGATTGTTGCTGTCTTCAACTACGACATTCCGTTTGTAAGAGGCATCATTTCTGGTCCTCGCAACGAAGTTGCCAAAGACTTCATAAATGACGCCATCGCTCAGATTATTTATTCAAAGATAATCCTTGACGAATCAATTCACAATGGCTATAAGAATACATATAGAAACATTTCACGCATTAAATCACAAATTTTTGGAGGATAGATGAACAAGAAAACTCAGAAGGTAATGTTTAGCTCTCAAAGCAACGAATGGGCAACCCCCCAATCTTTCTTCGACAAACTTGACAGCATCTTCGGGCCATTTACTTTGGACGCCGCAGCGTCGTCTAGCAATTATAAGGTGAAAAACCATTTCACAGAGGCGGACGATAGCCTGTCTCAGGATTGGTCAGGTAACACAGTTTTTCTAAATCCGCCCTATGGCCGCGCCCTGAAAGAGTGGGTCCGCAAGGCTTACGAAGAAGGGCAGAAGAGCGCCACCACTGTCGTGATGTTAATCCCAGCCCGCACTGACACCAAATATTGGCACGACTATGTGATGAAGGCAGATGAGATTCGCTTTGTGCGAGGGCGCATCAAGTTTGGTGACGAAACCAACTCCGCACCATTCCCATCAGCAGTAATCGTATTCCGCCAGACTTCATTCAACGGACCACGCATCACAGGAATGGAGCGCCCGTGAATAGAGCAACCAGAAGACGCCTCAAAAAGAAGAATGGCGGCAACGAAAAGCTTGCCCAAAAAATTTCCACCTTCGGCCACAGACCAGACGCCTGTTCAACGTGCGACGCACCATTTGACGCAAAATCAAAGCAACACGCACTAACTTGGCGAGTAGTGGTGCGCGAGAATCCCTCTCACGTCTCACTATTCTGCCCACAATGCATCGAGATAACCCAAGGAGCACTCAATGTCTACGCCAACACAAAAGATTGATTTATTCGATTCACAAGGGATGGACGACCCTCCCCGCACCGAAGAGGTGGCAGCAAACTATTTGCAGCAACTAGAGGGACTAGAAGGTCTAGCCCGCCGCGAAGCAGTCAATAGCCCCCCGCATTACAATCAGGGCAACATTGAAGTAATTGACGCAATCGAAGACTGGGGACTTGACTTCAATGCCGGCAACGTGGTAAAATATGTTGCGAGGCACCAACACAAGGCAGAAGCCCTTGAAGACTTAAAGAAAGCACGTTGGTATCTCGACCGCATTATAGAAGGATACGAAGATGGAAGTTAAAAGAATAAATCGCCGCAATCTAGAACAGATTCTAAGCGGCGCAGTAAAGGCCCCTCACGAGGTGGTAATCAAACTCTATGGCTCAAACTGCCACCTGTGCCATGCACTAAAGCCGGTGTTCGTTGACATTGCTGAAGACTATGACGGAGTTCATTTCTACGCTTTCAACATGGAAGACGGGGACGGCCTTGAGAAAAAATATGGCTTTGAAGGTGTACCTGCCGTATGCTTTGTGAAGACCGGTGGAATAAGGCCGGTTATTCGCTTCTTGGAAGAACCCAAGAAGCCCCATAAAGAAACTTGGTATCATCAGACGGGCATCAGACAATTTATCAACAACAACAGGAACAAAGATGAAAGAAGCACTAACATACGATGATGTCCTCCTCGTTCCGAAGTGTTCCGATATCCGCTCTCGATCTGAAGTGGACATCTCAATTGACCTTGGGAACAACCTCTTTCTTGAGTTTCCGATTGTTTCATCGCCGATGGACACAATCTCTGAAGAATTCATGGCTAGGTCTATGCATTCGGCTGGCGGAACTGCCGTTATTCACAGGTATTGTAGCATAGAAACACAATCTGGAATGATCGGTAGGGCCTTCTCTATGGGTGCTACCAATATAGGGGGCGCCATTGGTGTTTCTGGAGACTATCTTGAACGCGCCCATGCCGCACTGGAACAAGGCTGTCGTTTTCTCTGTGTTGATGTTGCTCACGGACATCACATAATGACGAAAGAAGCCCTTGAGAACCTAAGAAAAACTTTCGGCGGTAACATCCATATCATGGCTGGAAATGTGGCCACCCTTTCGGGCATTAACGCTCTTGCTGATTGGGGTGCCAACTCGGTTCGTTGTAACATCGGGGGAGGCTCTATCTGCTCTACCAGAATTCAGACAGGCCATGGTAAGCCGGGCCTCCAAACAATCTTTGATTGTGCCAAGACTGACCGGGATGTAGCTATTATTGCTGATGGGGGCATTCGTAACGCTGGCGACATTGTAAAAGCAATCGCCGCTGGTGCTGATGCTGTTATGCTTGGTTCGCTTCTCGCAGGAACAAGAGAGACGCCCGGTGAGGTGTTCACAGATGAGATGGGAATAAAATACAAAACCTATCGCGGAATGGCCTCAAAAGAAGCGCAGGTTGATTGGCGTGGAAAATACTCGTCTTTTGAGGGTGTTTCGTCTACTGTTCCTTATCGTGGCAAAGTGACAAACATCCTTGAAGATCTCAAGCGCGGCATTCGGTCTGGCCTCTCTTACTCCGGCGCTCGCTCTATAACACAATTCCAAACAAAAGCCGAATTTATCCGTCAGACCAATGCCGGACTTGGCGAAAGCCGGACGCACATCACCACAAGGAAGTGGTAGTGCCCAAGGACAAAGAATATAACTATGGTCAAGAACTCAAGGACATTCGTTTTAGAGTTACCGACGATGATCATGCCCGGCTGCTCATTAGGTTGCGACACAATAAAATCCCAATGTCAATGCTTTTTAGAGCAGTCATCGACGGCGTAATAGAAGAAGACCCGAACATTACAGCTTTTATAGATGATTATGTCTTTAAGCATAAGATCCTGAGCCGTGGACGCTTTAGCAAGAGCGCCAAATTAAAAAAGAAGGGACAAGAGGTCCTTGAAGATTTCGGTTTCTTAGACGAGGCTGATAAAGAAAACCTATTTGACTTAATTGCACAGGAGTTCCCAGACCTATGAATAAAA